TAAATGTTCCATTATGTATTGTTAAACCTGATGTAGTACCAGATAAATTCAAATATAGTCCATTATATATATCACCAGTTATAAATGTAGAATTTTCATATTTTCCATTATAAAATTTACCATAATATACTGTTAAATCTGAACCATTCATATTATAAATTTGTCCATCATAAATTTTATCATTTGAAAAATTACCGCCATTAATTTCTGTGTTTCCACGAATTTCACAATTTGAAATTAAACCTCCATTAAATGTACCACCACTAATAGTAGCATTACTCATTTTTCCATTATTAAATGTTCCGCCACTAAATGTTCCGCCACTAAATGTTCCATTGTTGAATGTGCCACTCTTAAATACGCAACCAATAAAATCTGCATTACGAACCAAACCATGATTCCAAGTTATACCACTAAACAATCCACCATTTGCAACACCAGTAATCCAAATAGATGGAGATTTAAAAATTCCGCCATTAAAAGTACCACCTGACCAAACAGGATATGGAAAAACCCCACTATTCCAAACTCCACCATACCAATCACCATTAAAAGTTCCACTATTCCATTGTCCTTCTTTCCAAGTACAACCAGAATCAATAACACAATCAAAAAATTGCCCACCATAAATAGTGTAGCCAGAAGAAATTGTACATCCACTAAAATATCCATCCTTAATATAATTGTTATTTGATGTTAAAAATGTAGAATTTAAAAATCTACCAGTTTCAACATCACAATTATACAATGTTTTACCAGAAAGTATATTAGAATGTTCTACAATATTATAATAGGTATTATTATCTGTTAAAACTGTTGATGTTTGTGATGTACCTGAGTTACTAGCAAATTTTGAATCGTAGTTCTCAGTTGATTTAATTGTTTTTATATTAGAATACTTGTCTTCAAATTTAACATTATATATATTACAATACTTTAGAACTCCTTGAGTTATTTTCATTTATTTCAGTTATTTTTCATTTCTATATATAAAATTTTCAATTACGCAAAATAAAAAAATAATATATAGTATATGGAAATTGAAGAAAGAAAAAAGGTTCTAAAAACTGCACTTATCAATTCTTTTGTTGATGATTATACAGCATATAAAAATACTATAGACTTTATAAACAAAGATTTAAGCAATTCAAATATTAAATATCAATACTCATATGATGAATTTTGTGTTGAATTTTTAAATGAAACTTTAACCAATCTTGAAGATATAGATATATTTACTGATAAGAATAACGATTTTTTTATTAACTATTGGAAATTTAATCTATATAATCTTCAATGTATGTTAAATAAAAAACTATGTGAATTAGGTTATAAATATGAAGATTTTTATAAAACATCAGGAATTAAACAGAAAATTAATAAAAAATATTTAGACTAATGAAAATAAAAACAATGACAAATTTTCTTAAATTCTTTTTAGGTAAAAGAATCATAGGTATAACTCTTTGCCCATTTGGTGTTTATATTATAGAAAAATATATAACTGATATTTATGTAATAAATCACGAATCAATTCATTGGAAACAACAAGTTGAGATGTTAGTTATACCTTTTTATATTTTCTACATATTAGAATTTTTTATTAAACTATTTATATATGGTGGTGATGCTTATAGAAATTTATCATTTGAAAGGGAAGCGTATGAAAATGATCACAATTTAGAATATTTAAAAAATAGAAGGCATTATACTTGGGTTAAATACATTTTTCACAAATAAATTATTTAGAATCATTAAAAATAATTAAACTTATTGTATATTCGAGAGTATATACAATACATAGAATATTTTAAGGCTGAAAGGTTTTAAGATGTTTTCAAGGCTAAAAGGCTTATAAAAAAAAATGAAAGGCAATGAAAGAATTAGAAAATGTCGATTTATTCGACAGCATTGATGCGCAAAGTGAAACTCTAGATTTTCTAGAAAAAAAAGGTGGAGCAATGGATGGTATCTACCGTCCAAAAATTACTGATAAAAAGAAAGGTTATGTAGCAACTATCAGGTTTCTCCCAAATTACACCAAAGAAGGTAAGGTAGCACAATCAGCAGTTGAGAAACATCAACACTATGTTGACTTTAAAAATCACCCAGAATTAGCAGGTTATTATGACTGTGCTAAAAATCTCACAGACAAGTGTGACATGTGTACAATGTATTGGAAATTAAGAAACTCAAAAAATGCGTCTGACGTAGAAAAAGCTGAGTTGATTAGTAGAAGTACAAAGTTTTATTCATACATTCTTGTAATAGAAGATGAACAAAATCGTGATCTTGAAGGTAAAGTTATGATTTATCCTTATGGATATAAAATCAAAGAAAAAATCAAAGACCAAAAAGATGGCATTTCAGGTGATCCTTGTAATGTTTTTGACTTGGCTAATGGTAAAAACTTCAAATTAGTCATGAAGCAATTAGGTGAATTCCCTAACTATGATTCTAGCACATTTATGGATTCTACACCTATTTCAATTCAAGGTAGAATAGTACCAGTTGAAACAGATGATAAAGGTAAGAAAAAAATTACCAATCCTAAAGCTAAGAAATTGATTACTGATCTATTAATGGAACGTACAGTGAATTTAGAAGATCACTCACCAAAAGAGTGGACATCAGAAGAAAGGTATAAAGTTACACAAATACTTGAAATCCTTGCTGGTAATGATGTTCATATCGCACAAAAAACTGCATCTAAAGGTGAATCTGTTTCAACAAAAGAACCTGACGATGAAGCAACATTTGGTGAAAACGATGATGCTGGTGATTTTTTTGAACTAGATGGCGACGAATAATCACATTCCACTGTAATCTTTATTGATTACAAACTTAAAATTGAAGCCATTATTTATAGTGGCTTCTTTTTTTGCTTCATTTTGTTCTTTTTCACACTCATAAGTATAAGATGATTTAATTTCAGCAACAGTATTTGATTTCTTAATTAAAAAATCAGGAAAATACTTTCTAATCTTTCCATCAAAAAAATAATCAATTGTGCCAACAAAATTTTCAATTTCTATATTTTCTTTCAAGCAATAATCTATAAAATCTTCTTCATATGTTCCTCTATAATATAAGCCTGATTTATGATGTTTTAAAATATATCCAGATTGTTGTCTCTTATGAATTTCTTCAGACATCGAAGGATTTGTAACACCATAATTTTCAAATAATGTATCTTTATAAGATTGTGATCTAAATCCATAATCAGTGCCGTTATCTTTCATTGATTTTTTTACTTTTTTCTTTATTTCTTCATTTTTAGAAACATTATCAACTCCATATATTTCTATACAAGTTTTCTTCCTTTTCTCTAAATTACATATTTTACAAGTATAAGTCTCACCTCTTTCAATATATCTATAATAATTGTTATATTTAACTTCTTTTTGTTCTCCACAAATATCACAAGCGCATAATATTTTTAAATGGCTATATTTACTTAATTTATCTACTGGCAATTCTATAATATCATATTGTTTAACATCATAACCCATTTCTCTATATCTTTTAACCATAGTTCCATTTACAGACATTTTAATTGTTTTTGTAATTATCATAACTTTTTTATTTGTATATATAAAATATTTAAGGTCAAAAAAGTCATCTGAAAACAAACTTTTTTTAATATATGTATTATAATAAATAAAAAAGAAATTATTATGATTAGAGATGAAGTTTGTTGTGAATCAGATCGTCCTATGGCTATGGGATCATGCTGTGGTGAAAAAAGTAGTTCTGACGAAGTTGGAAAAATTAGAGAAATTAGTATTAGACAAGTAAATTATGGATATGTTGTAAATGTTGGTTGCCACACATTTGCTATTGAATCAGTAGCTAAACTTAGTGAAATGCTAAATGCTTATTTATTACAACCAAATGCAACTGAAAAACAATGGTATGATGGTACACTGTTTAAGTAAAAAATAAAAAAGTCACTATAAAAATAGTGACTTTTTTTCTTTTATAAAAATTAATTTATTTTTTAACAAATAATTTAGATAATCCGTAAGCTGCTGAAACAAATAACCATAATCCCAATAAAACTTCAGCGAAAACAACACCATCTTTACCATAGATAACAGAGTAAGATATGAAAATTACTAAATAATTTACTATGATAAACCAATTTTTGATAAACCATGCTTTAATTCTTTCCCACATAATATTATATTATTTTTATAAACGTCAACAATATCTTCAAATATTATTGAAGATATTGTTATATTTTATTCTATACCACTATATTAAGTTGTAGTCGTAGTCGTAGTAGGAGCAACTGTAGTTGTAGGAGCGGCAGTTGTAGTTGTAGTTGCTGGTGGATAGCTATATATGCTTGTTGTTCCACTAGCTGGTGTTACACCGCCATTCAAGTAAACATAATCAACCCAAACATCATTCATAATTGGATTTCCAGTGACTTTTTCGGTGTAACCAGTAATGTTTCTAATTGCAGTAATTGTAACTCCTGATCCTATTAAAGTTCCAGCGATATTAGTATGACCTGAATATCCAACGCTCCAAGATCCAGCAGCGAATTCTGGTACAACACTCTTAAATGTATCCTGAATATTTTGTTTTCTTCTCATGATTAAATAAATTATTTTTTGTTTTATTATCTATATATTAATAAAAAAATCTGGTTTTTTACACCTCTATATTTTTATTTTTATTTTTTAATATATATAAATAATTAATTATGAAATTTATACTTTCTTACAAATTATTTGAAAAAAGTTCACTTATTAATATAGGTGTACCTAAATATGTTATGAAATTAATTCAAAGAAATTATTCAATTTCTGATGATGCACAATGGGGTCAACTAACATATAAGAAAGATATCACAACTCTTTTGCGCAATCAGAAAAATAATTTAGTTATTTCTATATGTGAGAATAAAATAAATATTTTATTTTCTTATAACAAAGAATATTACACTGAAAATTATTCTTTAAAATCAGATGATTTTGGTGCTGAACAATGGATAAAAAATGATAGAACAATAACAAATTTAACTGATGCCGTTAAAGAAATTGGAAGGAGTTGCAAATCATATCAATTAATATCTGGTGATTGGTCACATGAATTTTCTAAAATTAGAAAAGTTAGGAAAGCAGAAAAAGATTTTGATTTAGTTACAAATAATTTCAAAAAAGATTTTGCTGAAAATTTTACAAATATTGTAAAAAGATTGTATGGCAAAA